CTGAGCTGCAGAAGAGCGTCATGGCCGGCACGATCAGCGCCGAGACCTACTGGCAGTACCTCACCACCGGCAAGCTGCCCGAGCGGGCCTACGACGAAGAGGCCGGACTGATAAGCGAAGAACGTGAGTCGGCCGGCATCAACCTGGACAAAGACGATGGCGACGAAACCGACGCAAACGGCGGACGAGATGCTGCTGGAACAGGTCAGTCGGCACGCGGTGCTGCTGGAGCGGCTTAAAGCGGGTGAGGTCAAGAAGTTCGAGACGGTCCTGCGCCTGGTGGACACACAAGTGCGTGACCAGCTTACGCGCCGGGAACTGACGACATACAGCCGGACGCGCCTTGAAGAATTTTTGGGCCGTGTAGGCGGCAAGCTGCTGGGCATCTACCAAGCGTTTGGCGATCGCATGCAGGCAGACTTGGTGGACATCGCGCTATACCTGGCCGCTTTCGAAAGCCGGAGCCTGTCCAAGGCACTGCTCATCAATGCCATCATGCCGACCGACTCGCTGATCCGGGCCGCGATCAATACGCAGCCCCTTCAGGTGGCAGGGATCGACGGCGGTACGCTGCTGAAGCCCTTCCTGAGCGGCTGGACGCGCACTGAGTCTACCCGGGTGACCAACGCCATCCGCCTTGGCGTGGTGCAGGGTCAGACCAACGCAGAGATCACCCAGGCCATTCGGGGTACTGCTGCGCAGAACTTCACCGATGGCGTGCTGGCGGTCAGTAACCGCAACGCCAGGTCGGTTGTGCACACCGCCGTGCAGCACGTGTCCGCGACGGCACGCATGGAGACGCTCGCCGCTAACGCCGAACTCGTTCCGGGCTACCGCATCGTGGCCACCCTCGACCGGAAGACCAGCCAGCAGTGCAAGAGCCTGGACGGGCGTGAGTTCGAGATAGGGAAGGGGCCGGTGCCGCCTTTTCACATCAACTGCCGCACGACCATCACGCCCATCACCAAGCTTTCAGCAGCATTCGCGAAGGGCGCCACGCGCGCATCTGTGGGCGCATCTGGCGGCGCGCAGGTCTCCGCCAGCCTCAGCTACTACCAATGGCTGAAAACGCAGCCACCGGCGTTCCAGGACGCTGCGCTGGGACCGGTGCGCGCAAAGCTGTTCCGCGATGGCGGGCTTACTGCGGAGCGGTTCGCCTCGCTGCAGTTGGACAAGAACTTCAAGCCGCTGACGCTGGATCAGCTCAAGGAGCTGGAGCCGTTGGCGTTCGAGAGGGCGGGAATCTGAGTTAGCATCTCAGCTCCACTTAAGGAGCTAGCATGGACCGAGCCATCCAGTCGAAGATTGAAGAGGCCTTGAATGGGCTTTTCACCGCAGTCGCAATGCTTCAAGAGGCCTATCCGGGCAAGCCATTCACTCCTGATGGACGCCTGGTCGGAGACATCGGGGAGGTCGTGGCGAGTCTGGCTTACTGCTTGACTCTGAATGAAGGGCTAACCAAGCACCACGATGCGGTTACTGATGATGGACGCAATGTGCAGATCAAAACAACGTTCGGAACAAGCCTCACGTTTCCAGTACATCATGTTCCTGACTACTACCTAGGCATTCGAATGAATCGTGACGGCACATTCGAAGAGATCTACAACGGGCCCGGGCTTCTGGTTAAAGAGCATTTGTCTCGTCGGAAAGCGACCAAGACTGGGCTGCATGGTGGGCTCATGTCGATGCTCAAGCGGGTGAACCAGCTAGTCCCCGACTGCGAGCGAATACCCAAGCGTTAAACCTCAATTTGAACCCGGCCAAGTGTCGGGTTTTTTTATGCCCGCGAGGCGGGCCAACCAGTCCCCAGGGGATAGCCACATGCCATTCGACTTTGACCCATCCGCCCACGGTCTGACTCTCGACGAAACCCAAGCCGCCGCTCTCAAGGCAGTCCTTGGTAGCGAGGTCCAGAAATACTTGGACGGCGAGGTCTCGGGCCTCAAGTCCAAAAACACCGAGCTGATCGGCTCCAACAAGACCATCAAGGCCGAACTGGACAAGCTGAAAGGCCAGTTCGACGGCTTGGACATCGAAGCGGTCAAAGGCCTGCTGGCCAAAGCCGGTCAGGACGAAGAGACCAAGCTGATCGCCGAGGGCAAGCTGGACGAGGTAATCAACCGCCGCACCGAGCGCCTGCGCACCGACCTGGACAAACAGGTCAAGGCCGCCAACGAACGTGCGGACAAGGCCGAAGCCTTTGCTGCCAAGTACAGCGACAAGGTGTTGGCCGACTCCATCCGCGCTGCTGCCATCAAGGCCGGTGCGCTGCCCGAGGCTGCCGAGGACATCATCCTCCGCGCCCGCGGCACCTTCAAATTGAGCGAAGACGGCGAGCCCGTTGCCACCGACCGTGCCGGCGAAGTCGTGTACGGGAAGGACGGCAAAACCCCACTGTCTCCTCTGGAATGGGCGGAATCGCTGCGCGAAACCGCTACCCACCTGTGGCCAAGGGCTCAGGGTGCCGGGCAGACCGGCGACAACGGTGGCAAGGCCACGAAGAAATGGGGTGAGTACACCGAGACCGAACGCGCTGCGATGGCTCGTGACAACCCCGAAGCATTCAAAAAACTCCAAGCCACCCGAGGAACCTAACCCATGGCAACCACCCAACTGTCGGACATTTTCGTTTCCGACTACTACGGCACCCTGGAGCCGGTGAACTCCCCTGAGAAGACCGCCGTCTTCGAGTCGGGCATCATCACCCGCTCGGCCACCTTGGACGACATCGCCAAGAACGGCCAGGGCACCTCCGAGATCAGCTACTGGCAAGATCTCGACGCCGACGAGGCGCCAAACATTTCCAACGACGACCCTGATGACCAGGGCGCGGTAGGCAAGGCCGAGCAGGGCAGCATGCGTGCCCGCACCCTGTACCTCAACAAGGGCTACGGTGTCTCCGATCTGGCTGCCGAGTTGGCCAACGCCGAGCCGATGCAGCACATCCGCAACCGCTTCGGTACTTACTGGACTCGTCAGTGGCAGCGCTACCTGATGGGCGCCGGCCGGGGCATCATCGCGGCCAACATCGCCCAGAACGGAGGCGACATGGTCAAGGACTCGGGCGCCTCGATCAGCGCCAATGCCTTCCAGGACGCCGCCTTCACCGCCGGCGACGCCGCCGACATGTTCGCCGCTATCGGTGTGCACTCGGTGGTCATGAACCAGATGGTCAAGCAGGACATGATCGAGTACCTGCGCGACTCGCAGGGCAAGATCATCCTGGCCACTTACCTGGGCAAACCAGTGTTCATGGATGACGCCCTGACCTACGCGCCGGGCCAGTATCTGTCGCTGTTCTTCGGCCAGGGAGCCTTCGGTTATGGCGAGGGCGATCCGACCAAGCCAGTCGAGCTGGAGCGCAAGCCTGGCGGCGGCAACGGCGGCGGCGCCGAGGTCCTGTGGGAGCGCAAGACCTTCATCCTTCAGCCGGCTGGCTTCAGCTGGCAGGGCAGCGAGAACCGCAACTTGAGCCCGACTGCAGTCCAGTACGCCGCCGCAGCGAACTGGAAGCGCGTCTTCGACCGCAAGCAGGTTCCGTTCGCTGCCGTCATCAGCGGCACCGCCACCCCTTGACCCCATGATGCGGGGCGCCGGCCTGGCGCCCTGCGCAGGAGATCAGCATGAAAGTCATCTACACCAACACCCCGGGCATCGAGCGCGGCACCTGTTATCGCCGCCTGGACCAGTTCTTCGGCGTGATCGACGGCGCTACCTCGGTGTCCGTGCAGGGCGATGCTCCCCACATCGGCGAGGCGTACCAACGCCAGGGCATCAGCGTGAGCGAGATCGAGGAAGGTCTGCGCCTAGATGGCCCGACTATCGCCCAGTGGGTGGAGCAGGGCTACAAAGCGTCGAACTACCCGCCGAACGGCTACGCCCCAGTCAGCAGCCAGGCCGAGATCGACAAGGCGATCGGGGAAGAGGGCGGCGACGAGACCGACCCTCACAAGATGAAGGTGCCGGAGCTGAAGGAGTGGTTGACGGCCCAGGGCATCACCTTCGACCCAGCCCTCAATAAGCCCGATCTCCAGGCCCTCATCCCGTCGAAGGAATAAGCCATGACCGACTTCATCACCACCGCTGACGTCGACCAGGCGCTCGGGCAGGGTTGGGCAGGCAACGGTGATGCGGTCCTCGCCGTTGCCATGGCAAATGCCTGGCTCACGGCCAAGATCAAGCGACCGGTGCCAGACCAAGTGCCGGATGCCATCGTGACTGCCGGCGCACAGGTGGCCAAGCTGGCTGCGGCCGGCAAGCTCTACAAGGACACCCAGCGCGAGGTGCAGAGCAAGACGGTGTCGGCCCAGGCTGGCACCTCGACCAGCAAGACCTACGTCGCTGGATCTGTAGATCGCTCCGCTGGCGAGAACTTCGCCCTCGACCTCATCGCTCCCTGGATCCGGCGCTCGGGGACCGTAATGCTCAAGAGGATCTGACCCATGGGCATGCGCGAAGAACTCCAGACCGAGTTGGCGGAAGCGTTCGACGATCCAGATGGCCTGGCCGATGCGGTGAAGCCGGTTGTAGGGAGCCGTGCTGTAAAGGGCGGATACGACCCCGAGATCGGCGGCACCGTCCCGGCCTCGACCACCTATTACAACGGCCGCGGCGTGTTCGGCAGCTATCTGGCCAAGGAGATCGACGGTACCCGCATCCAGACCGAGGATGTGAAGCTGTTGGTACTCCAGAGCGAACTATTCGAGGGGCAGGCCGGCGCTGTCAGTGATGTCCCGGCAGCGCCCAAGATTGGCGACCAGGTGGGCGGCTATCGCGTGCTCAATGTTTCAGAGGACCCAGCCCAGGCGACCTGGACCATTCAGCTGAGGAGGTGACATGGCGCGCGGCTCACACATGGCCCAGCGGTACGGCGGGCAGCAGGGTGGCTTCGCCGAAGCAATACGGGCATTCGCCGAGCAGGCGGAGCAAGCCCTGGACGCCACCTTCCGCGAGATTGTGATCGAGATCGGCAGCAGCGTGATCCGCATGTCGCCGGTCGGCAACCCGGAGCTGTGGGCGGCCAACGTGGCCCACCGGGCCAAGGCCAACAGGGCTGCCGATGACTACGACTTCAAGGTCGCGGTACGCAACACCCTGATCAATCTGAACCAGGACAACTTCACCAAGGCCGGCAATCTGCGCAAAGGCGTGAAGTACGCCAAGCCCCTCACCAAGACCGAGCGCGAGCAGAACTTCGCCACCAATGGCCTGGTAGCGGGCAAGGGATACGTCGGTGGCCGCTTCCGGGGTAACTGGCAGTTCTCCATCGATTCGCCGGCTACTGAGGAGCTCGACCGAATAGACCCGTCGGGTAGCGAGGCCATTACCGCGCTCATCACCCGAGTGCAGGCCCTGACCATCGGCCAAACCGCTTACATCGTGAACAATCTGCCGTACGCCATTCCGCTCGAGTACGGACATTCAACGCAGGCGCCAGCCGGCATGGTCCGGGTCACCCTAGCCAACTTCCAGCGCATCGTCGACGAAGCCACCAGGAACAACAGCGTATGAGCCATGCACGAGCGCGCCAGGCCATCGAGATCAAGCTCATGGCCTGGGCGACTGCGCGCCCGATCCGGGTCGCGAACTTCGAGCAAGAATTTTCTGCCTTGCCAGGTGAAACCTACCTGCAGGCCTATCAACTGCCAGGGGCAACCACCTGCCGCTACCTTGGCGGCGAAGCCTACGAGTACACCGGCGTCTACCAGGTGAGCATCGTCTGCCCGGCGGGCCAACCTCTGGAAACCGCTGAGGCTCTGGTGGACGAGCTTTCGAGCCTCTTCCGCGTGGATTCGGTGCTCAGCCGCAACGGTTTCGAGGGCTTGGTCACCGAGCCAATTGACCAGGGCCCCACCATACCCGAGTCGGCGACTTACACGGTCCCGGCCAGCTTCACTTACCGCGGAGTCGCGGACCAACCGCCCGCTGGGGCATAACCAACCGCCGCCCGGCGGGCAACAACGAGGAAACATTCCATGGCCGCAAAATTCCCGCTGCCGAACGGCGCTGCGCTGGAAATCGCCAGCGTTTTCGGCGCTGCCGTCGCCTTCACCGCCCTGACCAATGCTGCGCCACCGATGGCCACTGCCGCCGACCACGACATTGCCAACGGCGACGTCCTGCTGGTCAGTTCCGGCTGGGCACTCATCGCCGATCGCGCTGTCAGCGCCACCAGCGTCGCAGCCGACACGTTTGCCCTGAAGGGCCTCAATACCACCAACGTGGACAAGTACACGCCGGGCGCTGGCGTAGGCTCGGTCCTCCCCGTGACTGCCTGGGCGCAGATCTCCAAGGTGACCGCGTTCACTTCGGCCGGCGGTGAGCAGCAGTACCTGACCGTGGGCTATCTGGAGGATGACGACGACCGCCAGTTCCCGACCAACCGCAACCCGATCACCCTGTCGATCACCGTCGAGGACCAGCCAAGCGCGGCCTACGTCGCCCTGGTAGAGACCTACGGTGACAGCAAGGAACTCGTGGTGGTGCGCCTCAAGCTGCCAGGCGGCGACCAGATCCTCTACCCGGGCTACGTGAGCATCACCACCACCCCAACCATGGACCGGAACAGCCTCATGACGCGCACCATCAGCATCGCGCTGTCGGGCCGCCCTGTTCGCATCCTGGCCGGCGCGTAAGGAGCACTCATGGCGAAGATCAAGATCGCGCAGAACCCCAAGTTCGCCGCTGTGGTGCAGGTTCCGCGCATTGGCGCCGAGCCGGCTCCAGTAGAGTTCCAGTTCCGCTACATGGACCGCGTTGCCCTTTCCTCGATGTTCGATCGCTGGAACAAGGCGCGGGACGCCTGGGCAGTGAAGGTCCAGAAGGACGGTGCGAGCTGGGAGGAGGTCACCACTGGCGAAATCGCCCTGCAGGCCGAGCAGTTAGGCGAGATCGTCATTGGCTGGGACCTGGAAGACGAGTTCAGTGCTGAGGCCATCGTTGACCTGGTGCGCACCTGCACCGGCGCTCCGAAGGCGGTCATCGATGCCTACCAGGCCGCCTACAGCCCGGCCCGCTTGGGAAACTGAGAGCGGCGGCCAGGGCCTGCTACGAGCGCGGTCCCTCCGCCGAGCAACTGGCGGTGCTTGGGCTTACCCCGGGCGACATCGAGGAGGAAGTGGTGGAGGTCTGGCCAGACGCATGGTCAGCCTTCCGCTTGTTCGATGCCTTGGGCACACAGTGGCGGGTGGCTTCTGGAGGGCCCTCTGGCCTGGACTACACCGCCATACCCGCAACGGCCTCGATGCTCGGCATCAAGCGCCGCGACCTCACCGACATTTTTCCCGATCTCCGCGTCATGGAGGTCGAGGCCTTGGCCGTCATGGCCGAATCGATGGAGTAGATCATGACCACCATTGCCTCCCTCGGTCTACAGATCGATTCCGGTGATGCCGTCGAGGCCAAGGACAACCTCGACCAGCTGACTGATGCCGGCAAGCGCAGCGAGGAATCGGCCGCACGAACCGGGCGTGCCTGGGAGACTGCCCTGGGCAGCCTGCAGAGTGACACCCGGCAGATTGTGCAGGAGCTGCAGGCGCTCAACGCCAAGCAGACCGAGTTGGCACAGCAGAT